TGAATGCCTCGACCAGTCTGTCCAAGCCCTGCCATGGTTCCGATCTGACCTGTAAGCATGTTGTATCCTTGCTGACCAAGTCCGGCAATACCCGCAGCGCCTCCTCGTTGTGCAGATCCACTTGCGCCGTATGCGTTAAGGGCGGTCCCATACTGTTGTTGAGTCTGACTGCCCATACCACTTGCTGCGCCTTGCATCCTACGCATTTGGTCTTCATAACTGCCCATGCCCATCTGTTGAGCTTGGCCGTACTGAGAGGCCATGCCTTGACCAATGTCTGCACGTTGGCCAGCAGCGCCTATTTGAGCGCCAATACCTTGCATGCCAAGCTGACCACGTTGAGCAGCAGAGCTACCGATATCTCTACCAGCTTGCATCCCAGCCTGACCTTGAGATTGAGCCGTGCTAAATGCCTGTTGACCCAACCGTGCTTGAAGTTCCGCTGTAGAGATACCCAATTGAGCGGCTTGATTGGCAATGTTTGCTTGAGCTTGCTGCCCCTGCGTACCTGTTTGGGCTCTTTGGAATGCGCCAGTTTGGCTCATCTGTCGGCCTTGCTGAGTGGCAGCTTGACCTTGACCCGCTAGTTGAGCGCGTAACTGGTCAGTACTAATACCTAAGTTAGCTGCTCTTTCAGCAAGTTGAGCTTCGTTCATCTTACTCGTCATGCCAAGTTGGCCACCCTGAAATGCGCCAGACTGAGCCAGCTCTTCCGCAGATAAGCCTAAGTTTCCTGCCGCTTGTGCCGCTTGTAATCGAGTTGCTGCGCCAGCTTGGCCAAGGGTTGAGGTCAGTTGTCCAAGGTTTTGCTGACGGCCTTGAGCTTGCTCAAAGGATTGTTGCGCTTGTTGCGCCGCTTGCTGATAGCCTTGAGATCTTAATTGAGCACCGGTCTTGGCCTGCTGTTGCAAGATATTTCTACCGATCTCAGCTTGCTCAATGCCGCCTCTAGATCCACCAAAAGCGCCAGCCTGAACGGCTTGAGATTTTGCCTGCTGCCTCTGCTTGTTACCAAGCCTTTCAATCTCTGCCTGTTCAGCATCAATTACGTTTTGAGTATACGGATCCATGAACCTATCAATAGTAGATGGATCAAATTGAGCGCCAGTTCCTTTTAATGCCGCTATTCCTGCTTGAGCAGATTTTCTAGATGATTCGCCAGCACTCTTTAATTCTCTTCCAGCTTGAGCTGTTTGGGCTCTTGCTCTTGTTGTCGCATCTAAAGCTCTTTGTTGAGCGGTTCCAACTTGAGATCCTATGCCGCTTGAAGCTGCAGCGATAGCCGCCTCTCCCTGTCTAGCGCCTGCACCGGCTTGGTCACCAAATGCCTTTAACTGCCCTCTTAACTTTTCAGCTTCAGACCGAGCTTGACCTTCTTGGTATCGAGACTCTGTCTTCGCTTGCGATACACCCGTACCTATATTAGAAGCAGCTCGATTCATTGCCATTTGGCCAGTGTCAGCTTGACCTCCAACCCTACCAGCGGCCATTAAAGCCATTCTCTGAGCTATCGCAGCTTCATCGGCAGAGCTTGCAGCGCCTTGTCTAATTAAATCTTCACCTTCTCTCATGTCAGCTTGAGCAAGATTAATCTGCCCAGGTATTTCTCTAGAAAGATCACCTAACTCTTGAGATGCACCTCGCATCATTGAGCGACCTTCGGCGTCGAGAAACTGCTGGCCCATGCTTGGGTCATAAGCGCCAATGCTTTGCATATACAAAGCTCTAGCTTGAGGATCTCCATAGATACCAGCCGTTCGGGGATCAAATGCTTGTCCAGACTGGCGATACATTCTTTCCGCTTCAGCAAGCTGGCCACCAAAACCACCAAGGCCTTGAGCCATATTTCTAGCTTGAATCTCAAGCGGAGAAAGACCAGCGACTTGCTGAATCGGAATGGGAATCTGCTGGCTTATTAAACCTGGTTGATCAGGCGTGCCAAAGTAACTCGCCAAAAGGTTTCTTGAGGTAAGCTCTACCGCAGGATCATAATACTGCTGCGAAGCACTCGGAAGAACATATGGTTGTTCCTGATCAGTTAATACTGTTTCAGTCATCGTGACATCCCCGCAGCTTTTTCGCCCATCTTCTGAAGCGCATACATAGCCCGCGCGCCTTCTCGTCTTTGATCGTGTTTGCCGTCATCAGCACCCATCATATCGCCTATTCCTCGAACTGCTTTAGCGTTAACAACAAACTCACCATCGCTTAACATGGCGGGAATGTCATCAGATCTTTCAGTGCCAGGGCCGGATATTTGTCCGTTCTTTCTTGGAAAGTCAGTAGATCCACCTGCACTAAATCCAGCAACACTACCTAAAGATCCGATACCGCCAATCCCTAACTCGCCAAGTCCTCCCCCGCTAATTTCTGAAATAGACCTATCAAAATCTTTTTTTCGCTGCTCCCATTCTTCTAAAGCGGTTTCGTATTCTTTTTGAGAAGCCATCTGGCCCCTTCCGCTAAAAGGCGGAAATTCAGACCGGACAGGTTTAGGATAAATAGATTCATAATAATCGTCTGTTTGAATCTCAACATCAGAATCGATATCGTCTCTCGGTAAGCCCGTGTCCGTATCTCCAGGGGGCGTTGTTGTGCCACCACCTGTTGTGCCACCACCTGTCGAGGGTCTTTGATAAGTTGTTAAAGGACCAGAGCTTTGCAACGGTCTGCCACCGCCATAGTTTGCATACTGCATACCCTCAAGACCTTGGTAGTTCATACCGTAAGGCGTGATCTCGCCCGAAGGTAGAAAGCTAGAGATGCCTCTGTATCGAGAGTCCATTGTTTGCAAAGGACTTGGCGCAAACCGCTCAAAGTTTGCAGGATCGTTATAAACATTCATAGCCGCATTACGAGCAGCTAACTGCAAATCTTTGGGTTGAGTTTTATCTGTCGGCATAGTTGTGCCTCCTCCAGTTTGAGTTCCAGATCTATTCCCGCCGGAAGGCAGGTCTGGAAATTGAGGTATGTATACTGGCTCGTCATTAGGGCGCTGATCGTTAGGGCCATCCCTTCGATCTATTGGGTCATTAGGAGTCCCACCACCTGTACCACCACCTGTGCCACCACCCGTGCCAGTGTCTATAGGACCGGTTGTAGTGCCTCCGCCTGTACCATCTCCCACGGGCTCAGTGGGCGTACCACCGCCAGTTCCATCACCTACTGGGTCAGGGTCAGGCGTGGGTGTCGGTGTGGGTGTAACGGGCGCAGTGGGCGGAGGATCAGGGTCAGGCGTAGGTGTTGGTGTGGGTGTCGGTGTCGGTGTAGGCGTGGGTGTGCCACCACCGCGAGGATTGCCGCCACCGGGGTATGGAAAAGGAAACGTTGGAAATCCACCACCTGGAAAGTTAGGGATCCCGCCTATCTGAATGTTACCTTCGCCCCCAAATAATCTTCTTGCCCAAGCGGCAAGTCTTTCTAGAAAATTTGCGTCATCTTCTCCAGGCTCTTTTACCGGTCTTTCTTCGTCCTTAGTAACCGGGCTGGAGAAGTTATCAGTAACAGCAGGGTCACTTGCCTGATTATTTTGTGCGATAAAGATGCTCATCGCTTTTTGAAATTCAGAACGCTCTTCGTCGCTTATTTCGCCATCCTCATTACGATCAAAGTCGCTAATCTGAGGGCCTTCGTCAAAGTTAATATGGCTAAATGGCATATCAACGTTCAATGGAAGTTGTCCGCTACCAGAGAACTGTGATGCGGTGGGGACGCCTAGTGTACCGCCAATGTTTCCTAAGCTTGCACCTGGCAGTCCGCCAAAAAAATTTCCCCAGTCTGAAGATCCAGCGATATCAGAAAAACTCCCAATTCTTCCGATATCGCCAGTTCGTAAAGAGCCTCCCCCAATGCCACCCCCAATTATAGAGCCACCGCCAAGGTTTGCCATTCGACCCGAAGAACTTAAATTTGGCGTTCCGCCAAGGTGACTACCAATATGACCACCAGCCATCATCTTTATAGGTAACTTACGAATGCTCATTTAACACTTCCATCGGCGTCTTGCTTGACGCAATCTAGAGTTTGGNTTTCTCGCTGCTTTCGGAAACTGCTTCATCTGTCCAGCGGACCTCGCGCAATATGATTTTCTTCTAGCTGCTCTCTTGCCTGTAGGCTTGCTCTCTGTAACAGCGGTCTGCAATTTACTACCAGGATTAGCGCGCTTATGCGCTCTAACCCCAGCCTCTGTCATGCCAGCGCCTTCTTCCGTCTTGCGATAGTTAGGCTTACTGCCAGAAGTCGTTCGTCTAATCGGCCTGCCTCTATTCTTCTTAGCAGCACCACCTACCCTAAAGTTTTGCACATGACGCTTAAACATTAAGAATACCTTGTCTTCTTTCTTCTACCTGGCATAACAGCACCGCAGCCTCGATGGTTACTTTTAGTGAAGAACCCGCCATCTTTTGCAGTCCTGTACTGCTTTGTCTTATCAGCAATCTTCTTAGGCTGTGATGAAAACTGCTTGCCAGATTTTGTGTCCTCTCTCTTAGCCTTAGTCGTTGCCGCATACTCTTGGCTCGATAGCGCCTGTCTTGCTTTCTTGGGCAAGTACCGCTCACCGGTAGCTTTAGGTCCCTGCGTAGACGGCTTGCCAGACTTTGTTCCCCAGTCCTGCTTGCTCCACTGAGAAAGCTTGTTACTACTTTTTTTCTTCGGGCCTGAGTAAGTACCACCAGAACCTTTGTAATACTTTACAGCAAGTTGCATTGCTCGAGCAGAGTGTTTGCCATCCATCTTAGCCTTGGCTCTGGACTTAGCTGCCGCCCACTTTGCTGGATCTTTTTTGGTTGCTGTAGCTGTCATTAGTTTATCTTAGTTACTGGTCTTTTGTTAGGCAACATGCTAGAGAAACCTTTAGGTTTTACATACCGAGGCGGTGGTGCTTTAACGATAGAATCAACTCTCTTTATATCATTCATTAATCAATATCCACAGTTATAGAACCATTAGTTATAACCTGAACTTCTCCAACGCCGGTAGATCCCTGTAGGCCAGCAGTCGATGGCGTCGATATGTTTACAAACTCATTGCCAGTATAGACTTGCAGGGCATTTATACTTAGATTCCAAATGACATCGCCTGCGTTAAACTGCAATTCCGATATACTTTGATTTGTAAACTGAGGCGTTGCGCTTGGATCATACGCATTTAAATTAAGCTCAATAAGCCTAATAGCTTTGTTAAATACATCCCTGCCAACAGTCTCAGAGTTGGCAAACGGCAGTGCCGTATTAAGTATCTTAGCCATTATCTGCGACCATTAGGTTGTATATCTAATCGCGTTCCCCCAATCCTAAAGCCAACATCTATCTTTTGAGCATCTGTACCATCATCATCAGATTCAAATCGAAGAGCCGCCTGCCTTGCTCTAGCTCTCATATCTATCTTATTAGTAGTGCTTGTGAATGACGATGTCTGATCTGTTGTAAAGCTCTGTCCAGGATAGTCTCTTGTCTTGATTTGAACGTTAATCGTTTGATCAGAACCAGATCCTTGAAACTTAACATCAGGAATAAACCTTTTAATAAACTGAAAGTCTTCACCTTCGCCTATGTCAAAATCAGCACTCTGAACAAAAACGTTATCCATTGGCTCGCCATCCGCGTTATAGCCAATCTCATGAGAATATAAGTACGGCGTGTCGCCATACTTACCAGCAGCAGTTGGAAGATTAAAGATACCCTCGTCCAACCAAGCTGTTCTAGATAGCTGGCCAATAGACCAAGTGTTTTCTACATAGTTAAACGTTACATAAAGATCAACGGCAGTGGCGCCAAGGCTGCAATAAAACCAGCTAACCTCATCAAACTGCTTGTTTAACGTACCGACAACTTGAAAAGATTGTCCTTCGTCAAGGTTATCAAAAACGTAAGAATGTACAGTGCAAGGGACGGGCTCAACAGATCCGTTATACCTGTAGAATCCTTTCTTATCCATCCAGAATATGCCGGATGGTGAATTAACAATAGCGTTAGGGCCAATTAAGCTGACACCTTCGTTAACTAGGTTTAGGCCAAAGGTTAAAGGCGGTCCTATAAACTGAAGGCTATACAGCGCAACGTCAGTCCATATTAAAGTTTCTTGTCGGGCTCTTACCGCGCCAATAATCTCAGATCCAGCAGAACATCTTAAAGACCCTGCTGTGTTGTCGGACCTAGGCTCCCAGTCTGAAATGTTTTCTTGGTCTGAAAAGGCTACAAGTAACGGATCAATATCACCGCTTCTTATTCCAGCAACAATAGGATCTGCGCCTAATACAATGGCGTGTCGATCAACGTCAGAGATAAGGACTTGAAGCCCTTTTGTCGGCGCAAGGTTAGAACCAGCTAAAGAGTTTAACGCCACAGCTCTAGTATTAAGTCCGTTAGACTTATCCCAATAGTAAAGCCCTCCAGCTCTTGGGCAGGCAAACAGGTCTTCACCAAAGTTATCCATAGACCACAGCCGAAGCTGGTTTGCATCTGTTAAAGAGCTAGTTGAACCCCAAGTTCCAGAGCCCCATCCGCCAACACCCCAACCTGTACCGTCAACAAAGACATCTAGACCAACTGTTATTTGATACGCAGCAACAGTAGAAGATCCGCCATTACCAGTATCACTGCCATTAGCCGTGACTGTAGCGCCATCTGTGTCTTTTGCCGTGATGGTATAGGTGTTTGTCGTTGGGACTGAAACAATCTGATATTCTTGGTTTAAAACGTCTGCAATAATGTTTCCGCCTAATGACGCTGCATCTGAAAAAGTAACAAAGTCGTTTATGTTTGCGCCATGGTTTGAATCAGTGATCGTTAAGGTTGAAGAACCATTGACAGCGGCAAAGGTAGCAGCGCCTGCAGCAGAAGTCTTTCTTATAGGGGTGATATCGTTGTAACTAGAACCTTCTTGGATGTACAGCTTGTATCGAGTTCCTAGTCCAAGAAGCTTTGTGCCGTCTAAGTCAACCCAAGCGTGTAGCTTTCTGCCAGTTCCTTCATAAGAGACAGATATATATTTTTCCCAACCGCCTATCTTTTCAGCAAACCCTTTTCTAAACCTAACAAGATTGCCATCAAACCAGCCTCCTTCCGCAGTGTAGCTAGTTCCCTGCTTGTTTATACCTGGATTAAATATAAATTTTTGTAAAGGCATTTTATCTAACCTGATATTCTCCAGAGCTAATCATCTGGCAAATTTCTAATGAGCGGTCGCCAACCTGTTCAGCCCAGCGACTACGGTAAAACTCTTGGCCAGCTTCTTCGTAGTTGCCAGTAGCCATATGGCCAAGAGCTTTGACGAATGTTCTAAGTTTGGTCTGCCCAATGTTAAATGACAAGTCAATCAGGGCATCTTGACGCACGCTGTCCAAACTTGAGAACCACTCATACTCTTGGGTTAGCTCTTTTCGGCAGCGTCTAATATCATTAACTAGCAAATATTCTATTTCGTCATCAGAAAGTCCAAGACCAGA